AGCTTAGAGATGCTGCGGTTTTATTTGCGATGATGGCGGCTTGTGATTATAAATCTGGCAAGATTAAATTTGTTGCAAAAGCACTTGCAAAAAGATTAAATATTACAGAAACAAATCTTTCTGCTAGCATTAAACGATTAAAAAAAGAATTTTTAATCGCTCTCATCCTTGAACCTAATGGCGAAAAATATTACATAATCAATCCTTATTTATTTTCTGTTGGGCGCAAACAAAAATGGGGACACCTGCTTTCATTATTCACAAAGGCGATTAACGAGTAGAATTCATTCATTGCATTCATTCATTTGCGCATTCACATTCATTCATTTATCGCATTCATTTATTGCATTCATCGCATTCATTTGTGCATTCACATTTACATTCACTCGCTACATTTATTTGTTTGCTGCGTTTATTTGTAACTGCTATTTATTTGTGACGCTTGCTATTTATTTGTAACTATTATTTATTTGTAACGTTAACTTATTTGTTAATTTATTTATTTAATTAACTTATTTTATTTATTTATTATTGAAATTATTTATTTAATTTGTTTTTATTATTATTAACTTATTTATTTAGTTAATTATTTATAAATAGCAAATGTTATTTATTATTTATATTTAGTATGTACTATGTATTATTTATAAACAGCAAATGCTAAATGTTAAATAGCAATCGTTAAATGTTATTTATAAACAGTGATTGTTAAATGTTAAATAGTAAATGCTATTTATTATTTATACTCAATAGATGCTATATATTATTTACAAACAGCGATTGCTAAATGTTATTTATAAATAGCAAATGCTAAATGTTAAATAGTGATTGCTATGTATTGTTTATAAATAGCAATCGTTACTTTATACTTTATATTTAGTTAAATGTTATTTTATAGTTATAAGATATTCTGATCACCCGATACGTTGCAACTAACACCGTTACCTGTAGAATCAGAAGCAAGCGGGCCGAAGGTGTCCGCGCCCTCCCTAGATCTCATGACCGCCTCAAAAGCCCCCCGCACCACCACCACCGCTCCCGCTGACCTACTCGCGGCTGCCCTCGCCGCCATGGCTGCAGCTGAACCCCAGCGCGCCGGTCGCAGTACCGCGCAGACACACCGCGAGACCCTTGCGCAGGAACTGACCGAACGCGACCGCGCCGCCCTCGCCCGTATGGGTTGGGATGGCCGCCTCAGCAGCCCCAAACCAGCAGCCCCCAAACCTACTGCGCAGCGCCGCCCAGGGCCCACGGTCAAGGTCTCAACCTTTGCCGAACTGTCGCCCGAGCGTCAGCGCTCCACTCAGTTTTGGGCTGGCCTTTGCAGCACCCTTAGCCGCTCCAACGGCCGGGTCTGGCTGCCTGAAGTCGCCGCTGCAGCAGCTGCCCTACAGGTCCCGATCACATCCCCCGCGCAACTGGCGGCCCGCCTCAGCGTGCTGACAGGGTGCACCGTTGCACGCCCTAGCACTGACGCCGGCTGGCTTGTCTGCGAACTGCCGGGCGAGATGCCCGGGGCCCAACTATGGGCGCAGTTGTGGGCGCAGACGGTCACATCGTTCAAAGCCTGAACCACAACGTCGAGCACCAGGGCCCCATCACGGGGCCCGTCATTCACACCTTACTATTCACGCCATGAACACCACACTTGCGCTCCGGGAACACGCCTACAGCTTCCAACCAACCAGCGACCCAGCCCGCGTCAGAGTTGCTATCGAGCACATCCCCACCGCTCACGTCGCTATTCAGTACCTGCTCACGCCAGACGCAACCCAGCTTGCCCTTAAGTTGGTTCGCAGCGGCGCAACTGACGCCGTCACCACCGTCTGACGCGTCACCCTAGGGCCCCATCGCCGGGGCCCACCCGGGGTGGCTGGGTTTTGCGCAACGGGACCGTTAACCCCCCAACCCAAATTTTTTTTCCCCATTTTCCCCTGCTTCTTTACACCTACCATCAAACCTACAATACCTGAGTCAACAAATAATCTACAAACTTGCCACTCATTGATTATTCGCGCTCGCTACAGTTGAGCAAAGACATCAAGAGCAATGAGCAAAAACGTCCCTGTTGACAAAGCGCTTTACGCTCGTGTAAAAGCAGCAGCGAAACGTAAATTCAAAGTATATCCTAGCGCTTATGCAAATGCTTGGTTAGTACGTGAATACAAAAAGAGAGGGGGACGCTATCGTGTAGCTAGCGAGTGAGCAGAACAATGAAACGTGCCGCCTCGGGCTTGTCTCGCTGGTTCGATGAGGAGTGGATTGACATCAAGACGGGCAAGCCGTGTGGGCGATCTGCCGGGGAGAAGCGTCGCAGCTACCCCGCGTGCCGTCCCTCGAGACGCGTCTCTGAAGAGACTCCCAAGACCAGCAAGGAATTGACTGCTGCAGAGAAAAAACGCTTCAAGCGCGAGAAGACAAGCAGCAAGAAGATAAGCTATCAGCATCGACGCAAGAAGAAGTAGTGCCCGCGAGAGCCCGCAGTAGCCGTTATGCAGACAAAGCTGCGCTGTATTCGCTCGGGCTCCTAGAAGACTCTTCGACGCTGCGCAAATTATCAAAAAAGAACAACAACGCATTCGATCAGCACGCGTGTGAAAATAAAATTATTAACGATTTACTGCCGCATCAATTTCAGTTTGTCACTGACTTTCAGCATCGCCTAGTCGCCTTGTGTGGCGGATTTGGTAGCGGGAAAAGCTTTGCCGCAGTTACAAAGTCAGTTTTACTTTGCTTCAAAAGCCCAGGCTATACGCATCTATTTCTTGAGCCGACTATCCCCCTACTCCGCGACGTTGCAATTCCTGCTTGGCGCGATGTTCTTGATCGTTACTCGATACCTTATGAGTTTCGCACTAGCCCGCTACCTGTATTTACGCTGAAGCTCGCTAAGGGCGATACTACTGTTTTACTGCGCTCATTTGAAAACTATAATCGCCTCATCGGCGTCAATGCTGCAAGTATGACCGTTGATGAAATTGATACAGTATCTACACAAACTGCCGAATCCGCGATTATCAAACTTCAGGGTCGCGTTCGTGTGGGTAACTGCCCTCAGCTTTGTTTCGCGTCAACGCCAGAAGGGCACAAAGCGCTCTACAACTTATTTGTACGCGAGGCTTCCGATGAAAAAGCCCTCTACAAAGCAAGAACCGAAGACAATCCATATCTTGATCCGGGATTCATTGAAAACCTGAGAAATTCATACCCCGCGAATTTGATCGAAGCCTATCTTAACGGCGAATTTGTTAATCTTGCGCAGGCAACTGTATTTTACGAGTTCGATCGTCAAAAACACTGCACAAGTGTCTTTCATCCGGAGCCCAACGAACTTATCGTTTTGGGCGCGGACTTCAACGTTGGCAACAGCCAGTCCTGCTATGCAGTTGTGCGCCCAGGGCCGAATGGGCAGGTCCTGCACGTGTTTGCAGAGCACAATTGCAGAACTACTTTTGACCTCGCGGAACATATCAAAAAGACTTTCCCGCGTCAACTCGCTATGGGGATGGTTAGTTGCTACCCAGACGCGAGCGGAAGCCATGCAAGTACAAGCTCAACCGAGAGCGATCACGATATTCTGCGGGGCGCGGGCGTTAAAGTTATCGCAGAACGTAGAAATCCGCCCGTCGCAGAGACTATCGCACACGCGAACCTGCATATTCACGACAATCATGTGCTCGTAAACCCAACAACATGCGCAGAGACACTGCAAGCGCTTGAAAATTGGGGCTACGACCAGAATTACAAGCCCATGAAGGGCGGAAAAAACGATTTGTCACACGCTGGAGACTCTGTCAGGTACCTAATTTGGCAGACTATGCCTCGCGCAACTGCTCATTTGAACCGTCCGCGCTGGAGGTAGAGATACTAGCGGGCTAGAATGGCTGAAAAGTCCCGAAAAGCAGTGGCAATCGTTCCAAATTCGCTTGTCCCATCCTCGGACGACTTTCTTGTACCTTTTGAAAGGCGTCATCCCGAATACGAGGAGGCCATTGAGGGCATCGTTGGTGTTGATGCCTACTCGCTGGAGCAAGCCGAACAGATTGCACGTCTCGCGCCGATTCGTTTTTGCACGCTTCCTGAGTTTCACCTGTTTGAAGCGTCGAGCGAGTATCTACCTAAGGACTATCTTG